AACTTCATTGTTTGACCGTTCAAAAGGCGACATCACTGTCGTAACTGGTGCAACTACTGCTGCAACTTGGGTTATCGGTGTTGACAAATTTGTACAAATTACTGTTGGTGGAATTTATTCTACTGAAGCTGGTAAATTAGTTGGACCTACTGGTGTTCCTATGGACACTGAATCATTCCTTGCAGGATTGAAAGTTGCTGCTACCCTTGATTTAACTGCTCCTACTCCTTACACTGAAGAAGGTATCACTGCTGGTGATGCTATTCCTTTCAACGTAAAAGTTCAGAAGTACGGACAGGCAATTGTTGATGAAAATGGACATCTTGTTCTTTTAGTTGACATGCAGTATGCAGGTACTAATGGTTACCAACCACTTAGTGGTGCAAGTAACCCTGATTTTGTAGTTACATACAGAACATATTCAGACCTTGAGGAAGACTCAAGAATGGCTGAAGTTACATTCCAATTAGACCAAGTTACTGTACATACAGAACATATTCAGACCTTGAGGAAGACTCAAGAATGGCTGAAGTTACATTCCAATTAGACCAAGTTACTGTTTCTGTTGAAACACGTAAAATGCGTGCTATGTGGACACCTGAATTGGCACAAGACGTGTCAGCATTCCATAACATTGATGCTGAAGCAGAATTAACTGCTTTATTGTCAGAGCAAATGGCTGCTGAGATTGACCGTGAGATTCTACGTGACCTTCGTAGAGGTGCTGCTTGGACTGCTCGTTGGGACTATAATGGTCTTCGTAAGCAAGGTAGTACTAATCAGTATTACGGTGTTCAGAAGGACTGGAATCAGACATTGGTTACTAAAATCAACCAGATTTCAGCACAAATTCACAAGGCAACTCTTAGGGGTGGCGCATCTTGGGTAGTTGTATCTCCTGAAGTATCTGCTGTATTTGATGACCTTGAGTATTTCCACGTATCTAATGCTGCTCCAGAGCAGGATAAGTACAACATGGGTATTGAGAAAATCGGTACTTTAAGTGGACGTTACTTAGTATATCGTGACCCTTATTCACCTGCTAACACAGTGCTTATTGGTCATAAAGGAACAAGTATCTTGGAAACAGGTTACATTTACGCTCCTTACGTACCTATGCAGTTAACTCCTGTAATGTACAATCCTTTCGACTTTACTCCGATTCGTGGTATCATGACTCGTTATGCAAAGAAGATGGTATTGAACAGATATTACGGTAGAATCTACTGTGATGGTCTTCAGACCTTCGGAATTGGTGACTTAGTGTAATCAATTGATTGATAAAGATAAAAAAGGGAAGCAGATTGCTTCCCTTTTTTGTTTTAAATCAGTATTTATTTATGACATGAAGAAATTATTATTGTTTTTTATCTCGATGTTTTTGTTTATGGGTTTATCTGCTCAGAATTCAGTATATAGTAAAACAATTCATCAAGATTATGGAACATGGATGGTTAGGAATGGTGATAATATTGTTTCAATTAGTGCATTTAGTACCATTGAAGAAGTAGACCCAGATTTTCATGAAGATAGAGGTGTGCAATACAGGGAATTGAAACAAGAAAAAGCTGTTAAGATATCACCAACAACATATTATTATGAATTATATATGGTAAGTAAATCAGTTTATGAGGGTGATACAACAAATACTTGGTTATATGGAACAAAAATATTTGTTAATGGTGATTATGTTTTAGAAAATCAATTTCCTGATGGATTTGTGATATCAATAAAAACTGAACCAACATTAATTCATACATATCATTCACTTAATTCTGATGTGAATTTTGAAGTAACATGGGAAAAATCAGTATATGAACCAAGGATTCGTAAATAAGATAATTAAGAGTATTTTAAAAATATTAGGAAAATTTAAAATTAAAACAGAAAGCAAAGAGATGGGTACAGACGATACAAATACACAACCAGTTATACCAAGAATTGGTGCGAACACGCAAATTATATTTACAATAAAAAGTTTTTTTGCTACTTTAAGTACAATATTGGGACTGTTTGTTAGTTTTTATTTTCTTGTTTTTATTCCAAGAGCAGATAAAACCGAGGAATATCAGAAAGAATTATATGAACAACAACAAATATATATTTCTGGTGAGTTCAAGGCTGTTAATAATGCAATTAAACATAGTAATGATGGCATTGAAGACCTTAATGATAGATTCAATGACCTTAATAAAGCCGTAGGTGAAATTTCTAATAGTGGTGGTGGTTTTGGTGGTAGCACAGCTATGGGCATACCAGCAGTTGGTGAAACCGAAATTACATTGGCTTCAAACGACCACGATTAATCTTCTTCGAAACCAACCCATTTCAATACACTAAACCCTTTATCAAGATTCTCGTATGCCTTGAGTCTTTTTCTCATGGAAACAACACATTTTTCCATTAATTCCTGAAGTTCTTCAAGACTGACTTCCATACTATGAGTTTCCGCACTAAAAATTCTCCATTCATTATTCTTTACCTTGGCTTCACCATGAAGCCAAATTTGTTCACCCATTGCGTCAAAGATAATCTGAATTCTTTGTTTAAATTCTTCTTCAACCGTTTCTATTTTAACTATCCATTTCATAATTAATTTCGTTTACATCTACAATATTTTATAAAACCAACTGGTTCGTATGGACTCGCCCTTCTATCAATTTCAAGTCCACATTTTGGACATGGTTGATTAAATCCCATTCCAAGTTGACTTAAATCATATGGGTTTACATTAGAATATTTTTTCTTTGTTATTTCAGAAAATTGTTTCTTAGTAAGTTTTTTTCTTCCCATATCGTTTTATTTAAGATTCGTCAGTCCAGTCTCTATCAAAAATTAAATCCAGTTTTGCTCTGGTATACGCAACATATTGTAAATTCTTCTCCTGAATATGTTGCCAAGGCTTCGCTGTTTGCATTGGTAATAGGTCTGGGCGTATTATAAATACTCGATTTGCTTCTAAACCTTTAATTTTATGTACAGTACTTAATACAATACCCTGTATTTCATCGGTAAATATAGACCTTATTTTATGTTTTAGGTCTATTATACTGTCAGAAATTCTGGCAAGAAACAATAATGTCATTACTTTGTCTTCAAGTGCAGTATATCCACTATGGTCATTTGGATTCAAAATACCTTCTTTTTTCAAGTCTTTCCTAAATGACCGAAGTTCGGCTTCCCAAAAACCGATTAGTTTTTCAAGATTATTAATTTTACCTATTAATTCAATAAGATGAACTCCAATATCACTTCCTTTGATGATTGCCTTTTTACGCTCAGTAAGAAACTGAAAAAATAGATTTACAAGTGGCATTGTTGTTCTACAAAGCACAAAATCACCACTTTGTGCTTCTTCAAGCACATTTCCATCTCTAACACTACCTTCTGGGGCATCTGGAAGTGCTTTTATTTCTGGAACGATTTCCTGTGCCTTTCTTATCACGGCTTGTGAACACCTAAATGAAACAGAAAGCGGTAATACTTTAGTATTGGGGAACTTCTCGAACCACTCGAAACTTCTTTCATCAGCAGCATTAAAACCATAAATTCCCTGAAAAAAATCACCAACAGCAATTAGTCTACCTTCGAGTTTTTTAGTTGTTCTGTTTTTCTTCAATACTTTTTCGATAATTCGGATTTGACAACGGTTCAAATCCTGCACCTCATCAACAAAAACATAATCTTGTGGAAAGAACCAGATACTATTATCAACTGCTGGTAAGAATATCATATCAGTATAATCGAAAGTCTTCCTATCGTTTGTCATGGTATCAAGAACCTTTAAAACACGTTTAATGTCCTTGGGTTTTGTGAGCGGAATATCGTATCGGTCTGCGACATATGGCACATACTTTGGATTTATGGTAAGTGTTAATCTACATAAGTTACAGAGTTTTTTTACGTTATTGAGATATATTGAAACCTCTTCTTCAGATTTGAGTTCTTCCGATAATCCCCAAGATTTCGACTTCTTTTGTATTAGTTTATCTGCTTTGAACTCATCAAACTGAATTCTATCACCATATTTTCGCTTAAGTGCCGACATTCCCAAACCATATGTAGTATAACACCTGACGTGTTCAGGTAGTTTAGTCTTGAGTTCTACTTGAATATGTTTATTGAAGGCTAAAAACATAATTTGTTTATCAACAGGTAACAATTTCACGGCTTCGACAATGGTTGTTGTCTTACCTGCACCTGCGTAAGCCTTAATTAGAATGTTTTCAGGTCTTTTTTTCGTGAATTGAAATATTCTATCTTGTTCTTTTGTTGGTTTAATCATAACTTCACCCAATGTTCGTTTGTAATTCCATCAATTAACTCGTATGCCCCAGATACTTTCTTATCATATATTTCAAGTGGTTGTAGGACATATACTCGTAATCCTATTTGTCTATCAAAAATTTTATTATCATATACAATATCATTATCTGGTAGATTGTCTCTTTCTTCAATCGAATTAACTTCAATATGATATGCTGCATCAAACATCAAATGTATTTCACCCTGATTTTTCATCATACCATAGAGAATTGTAGCGATTTCATCACCAAGTTGTCCAAGTAGTCTCTCGGCTTCATCCATAGCATTTACGGTCATTTTATCTACATCTTCTGATTTCCGAGTTAAGAGGTCTTGAAGCATGTATCGAGAGATTTCAAGTGCGAAAAAACGGTCTTCTGGTCGCTGTTCATAATCTTCAGGTAATTCGATACAAGGTCTACCTTGTTCATTTAAACCAATTTCGTATTTGATTGTGTGCATAATTCGTTGTTTATTGCATTAACTACAAATATATAACAATCTTTTGAGAATGAAACTATTTTTTAAAAAAACTTCTAAGTATTTATTAGAAAACATTGCAACATGGCTTTAATTACGGTAGCAGAAAAAAATAAGTTGTATCTCAAGGTTAAACACGAATTAGGATATCCGTTAAGACCATTTGAAATCATTGATGACATGATGGATTCTTATCTGGAAATGGTTGTTGAAGATTATTCAGCATTACTTAATCAGTGGTTAATTCATCAACAATGGATTGGTTTAGAGGGATTGAATAAAGAAACTGGCGATTTTCTTGCAGCATATACAACAAAATCAAATAATTATATGGAAGGTTTCACCTATGCGTATAGTCGTCAAGTGGGTTTGGGCACAAATGCCCCAGCAGCATTTGGTTGGGAACTCAAAAGAGATTATATTATTTGTAGTGCTCATACACAACATTATATCATACCAAAAGGTCGTGAAGTTAATGAAGTACTTTGGGAAACTCCACCAGAAATCGATGGTGGACTTGTTGACCCATTTGCATTAAATGCATGGAGTGCTGGTATGATGGGAATGTCATATCTTGGTCGTCCAGCATTATATGTGCAACCAACTTATTCAACATTACTATCTGCACAAGATAGAAGAATGAAGCAAAGAGTGTTGCAGTCAATACTAACGTATCGTATCACAGGTCTGGCAAGTGGTGAAAAAATGTTACACCTATATCCAGTTCCTAATGACCGTCATGAAATTGCAAATACTTGGGGTAAACATTATAATGGTAGAAAAGTTTGGTATTGGTATTATGATACAGATGGTAGTGATGAAAACAGAGATAAATGTTTGGATGAAAATAAGGACGTTGTTAAACTGCCTTCAGACCCACCAACAACTATATTGGAGTGGGGTAATATGAATGATGTTGCACATCAGCAAATCAGGAATTTCCTTATAGCCAAAGTTAAAATGGTAATTGGTGGTATCCGTGGATTTTATAGTGGTGAACTTGGTGTGACCGAGAAACAATTAACAATGGATTATCGCCATTTACTTGACGAAGGTACTGCATTAAAAGAAGCTACGGAGAAAATTATCCTTGACCAGTTAGAGAAAATGGGTCAGGGTTTCTTAACCAAAGAACGTGCTGATATCGCTGAAGCAGTTAACAGAGAACGTGGATTCCAACCACCAATGTACCCGATAATTCCGATTTAAGATGAAGAAATATAATAAACAACGACTTTTTGAAGTCATGGAAAGAGTAGACCCATCATTTTCATCAACACAGAATGATGATGATAAGATTGAAAAAATGTTTTCTCCTGAAGAATTAAAAAAATTGGAGGTGGCTGATTTAGATGACCTCGAAACATTTAATCAAACAATGGATAGTGAATCCCCTCACTATGACCCATTTGGATATTATAGACATGATATGTTAGAATATGAACTTGAAACTATATTAAAAAATAGGGGTCAAAAATTCGATGATAAAACCATTAAGGATTTGGCATATGAAATCCATGATTATTTTTTATAAGAAATGAAAAAGAAGAAGCAATTAATTGACCTTGAAGAAAATAGAATGGGATTGTTCATGTCGAACAACTCATTTGATTTGGATGTAATGTATGGTAGGAATTTCTTGCAAACCGACAATGCTCAAACCGTTAAGATTCATAAAATTAACTTACTTAGAACCAAGTCTCATTCTCTATATGGTCAATCTAAGACCAAGGATAAGGTGTTCATGCCACCAGTTGAGATAAGTGTCATGGTAAACATTGAAGACGGCAAACAAGAGTATTATGGGAGTAATCAGGGTGGTATTGCACGTGATGATAGTGGTAATATCAGTTTTGGTGTTTATCTTAAAGAACTCGAAGAAAAAGAATTTGAAATCGACAGAGGTGATATCATTCAATACAACATGAGTGGTGAAAAGAATAGATATTACGAAATCGAGTCAGCAAACAATGTTACTGATGAAACTCAGAAAACTATTGGTGGATTCAAACCTTATTGGAAGAAAATCGTAGGTATTCCAGTGAAAGAAGACGTTGTTCCGTTCTTGAGTGAGACCAAAGGAAATTAATGGTCTACATCCAGAAGGACAAAAAAAGAGGGTTAAAGTCCCTCTTTTTTAATTTATAAACTTATCATCCACCCAAATCGGTGTTTTCTCACCCATGTGCGCACCCTGAACATTGAAATCGAAGAATTCCACGGCTTCTTCCTCGGACATTCCATCTCGTTTCATTAGGATTTCAAGACATTTTGTTATTGAATATGCGAGTCTTGGTATAGCATTCATATTATCGAAAACTACTCCAAGTATTGCGTCATCAAAACCATCAGCTTGTAGAAGTTTGACATCCGAATACTGTTCTGCTAAAATATCTGCTTTTGTCATTTTAATTTATTTTTAATTTTATTAAGTTCTTCAACGAGTTTTTCGTGTTGGTCTTTGGATTGAATTCCTAAATCATCACCATATTCTCTAAAGATATCCATTACAAATATAATGAATTCTTTTTCTTTATCGCTTAAATATGTTGATTTCTTCGCAAATAAATATAATGCCATTGCAAGCAGCAATACTATCACCACTAATAGCACTATAACTATATACAAAATAACCATTCAATCTATTTCTTTTTCAATCCAGTAAATAATTCAGCTTTAATAGTGTTTTGAGATTTGTAATCCTTCAAGATAATATCATTAATTGTTAGATTTTCAATTTCTTCAAGAGTTTTAAATCGTCTTGCAAACACAACCTTGGGTAATGCTGTTGGTGTTCTACCAAGTTGTTCTTTCACTGCGTCTAAATGACTTACATACATGTGCGTGTCTCCACCAATCCAGTTTGCAACACCAGCAATCATACCACTGGCTTCAGCCATAATCATAAGTAACAATGACATTGATGCAATGTTAAATGGTACACCAAGGAATGTATCGCAACTACGCTGATACATGTTCAGGTCGAGATAGAACCTTGGAATGCTGTGGCGGTCACAAATATCATGAACTATCTCATCACTGTCGTTTTTCATATTAAGTGGAGTGTCCCACTCGACATTTTGAAATAAATCCCATCTTTCTTCAGGATTCAATGGTCTTACGATAAATTGATAAAGTAAGTGACAAGGAGGTAAAGCCATGTCTGGGAAATCGGCTTTATTCCAACTGTCAATAATATGATAACGGCTATATGGATTCTTTTTCAGACCATCCACAACATCTTTTACTTGGTCAACACCATTTTGGTTACGCCATTGCGCACCATAAACTTTTCCAAGGTCACCAAGACTGTATGTAGTCACCCCATTTTTATCTGCGTGGTGATATGTAATGGGTTCATTTTTTATTTGTTCGATGAACTCTTCTTGGGTTTCGAATTTTTGTAAATTGCCACAATATTGACCATCATTATCCCACCACTTGAGATACCAACGATAGGCATCTCCATTCCAGATATTATCCACAAGGTATTTAATGTTGGTTTCTCCACGTAAGAACCAGAGTAATTCATGTACAATCCCCTTGAAGTACATTTTCTTTGTAGTTAATAGTGGAAACCCGTCACTAAGACGCATTGAAATGTCTGCTTTTGATATTCCAATGGTGTTCGGCATGTTGGCTCTACCACTTTCCTTCTCAACCCCTTCATCGAGTATTTTCTGTAATACGTCTAAATATTCTTTCATTGGTTTTTTTTGAATTTAGGACTATATGCAATTATATCTTTTACATCATGTTCTTCGAAGAGGTTTTCAATAAATCTGTCGGTTGTGGGATAGATGAAATCATCTCCTTTTTCATGGACAAATAAATCTCCCTCAACATGAACAATAATACCCTCTGGTTTAAATTGATTCCAAAGAACATTATAAATATGTAAATTACCATTTACCAGAATTTCTTCCATAACCTTTAGTATCTAATTTTTCCAGTAAATATATATCTAAATGGATTCGATATATAAAACCATATTCTTTTTAAAAATTTATTATCACTAATTAAAAGAATACCTCTTTTTGGGTTCACATACAGTTTTACATCTGCTGGTTGCATGTCTGATTGCATGTCTGATTGTGTTTCGTAACTATTATTTCCCATTATT